TGCTCTACATCACCTTTAGCCTGTTCTAAATTAAAGCCAAATCTAGCGGCTTGTAGCTTTTTGGCTTCTGTATTAAGGCCGATTTGGTCCCTTAGCACTTCGCCAATCTTTGGGTTACTCAAAAGCAACTGACCCACCTCTGCGTTTATGTCTCCTTCCGCTCCGCCTGCTCGACTACGCGCCAATAAGCCTTGAGCCTGCTGCTGAGCTGCTGCCGTCTGCTGGGCCTGTTGTTGCGCAAGGGCTTGTTCCTGTTGAGTGCCTTGAATGCCTAAGCGCTGTTGCTGAAGAATGTTCTCGCCCTGAGACACCTGCTGCCCTTGCTGGATTCCCCCAAGCACATCAGGCGTTAAGCTTCGACCGCTGAATTGTAATGGTGCTAATACCATGAGATCACCCGAAAATATCTGCTAGCGTGGTTGCAAGCCCTATAGCTTGCTCTACTCCTGATGCTTTAGCCTGCTGTGCGCCCAGTATACCAGTTGCACGAGCTGCCGCCTCTGCTTGTGTTAGGTCGCCAACTGTGCTTGCTGTCTGTAGCCCTGCGGCACCCAAGAACGTGCCTGCTTGCAATCCGCCACCTGATAGCTGTGCAAGTTCGCGCCGTTGGTTCTCTACGTCTTGAATCGCAAACCCCGCCTCTTGCTCTGCCCTGGCTCGGATGATATTTCCACCGCCTATGCCTCCTATAGCAGATGCGTTTCGTTCTCTGGCTCTGCGCTGTCGATCACGGATGAACCGCTGACCGGGTGATTCGGCAATCTGTGCAAAAGCAGCTTGTTGCCCTTCAATGCCCCCTAAGCCAGCTAGAGCCGCACGACTGCCCAAAGCCGCCTGACCTACTTGCTCAAACCCGCCTAGCCGTTGCTCCGCCCCCTGAAACGCTTGAAGCTGGAGAGGGATAGCCGCCTGCGCCCCTTGCGCTTGAATATCACCGACTTGTTGCGCTGCGGCTTGTGCTCCTGTTGGATCTAGGAAATCAACCACGTTAAACCCTCCCTAAAGCGCTTGGGAACGCTTGCAAGTTAACCGTAGGCAATGGGCCTAGACGATTAAGAAATTGGCTCTGAGGCTGTTGAAAGGGCGTTTGCGCTGGAGCTAGACCAGACTGACGCCCTGTTGCTGCTAGCTGTTGCGCTGGCTGGCTGATTACACCGCCACTGCCTTCGCCGCCCAACTGACCGCCTGCTAATCCTTGCCCTGCTGGAGAAACCCCGGCCAAGCTTGGCGCTGCTTGCGTTGGTGTAGCCTGCGCTGTCTGTCCTGGGGCCTGCTCTCCAGAAAAACCCCCTGGCTGAATGTTTCCTATCTCCTGCGCGCCCTCTCCGAACAATCCCCCGAACTTCGCTCCTGCAACCGCTCCAGCCGCAGGGCCGACGCCAAGAAGAGTCCCCGCTAACGCACCACCAGCAGCACCTATTTGCTCTGGTGTTAAGTTGGACAGAAAATTGCCAAAGGCTGATCTAACGTCTGCAACTCCAGCCCTAAACTGCGCTCCTCTGACCCCTCCTGGTACGCCAGGCCCAGAAAAGCTAGTCACATCGCCTGTGCGTGCATCGATGTTTGCGCTTAGACCGCCGCCTAAATCAGCGCTTAAAGTTCCTGAGCGACTTACGCCACCGCCGCCATCTCTGCCCCCTCTGCCTCCGGCGCGAGACCCACTAGGCCCTGCGCTGCCTCCTCCCAAACCCCCCGTGCCACTACTGCCACCGACCCCAGTACTCCGCCCTGGCGCCCCTGGACCAGCTTGACCTGCCCCAGGGCCAGGGGCGATAGAGTGTACTTTAAGATGCCAGAACTTATTCATGCTCGGCTCTCCCTTCTGTTGAATCTGCCATGATGATTCACCAATCTTTTATTGAAAATTAAAACTCAATGCCACTAGCCCGAATAACAATGGTCGAGCCTGTCGATACCTGTACAAAAATACTGTCACCCGCTGGAACGAAGTGGTTAATCAATTCAAGGGGGGAGTCTTGCCCCGGACCCGCTATTGCTACCGCTTGGATTATTTCCTTTGCCGCTACCGCACTTGATCCAACGAACACCCGGTAAGTCTCTGATCCAGTGTCTAAGCTGGCAGTGAATGCGATAATACGCGCCCCTCCTCCATTGGCAGGGGAGGTATATAAGTTGACCGCTGTATTAACAGAGTTTTGTACGCCGTCTATTAGTGCTTTGTTAGTAGCCATGTCTAATCACCCTGTAATTCTGAGCCCTGGCCTACCCAGTGCATTCTAGTTAACCCAGTCAGATCGTCTTGTATAACTATCTCTAACTCCTCGCCAAGCGCGCCATCTAGGCGAACAGCAACACCATGTTTCGGCTGTCCTGCCCACGTTATCCTGGCCGTGAATCCACGGGTTCCGCCGCCAATATTAGTTGCAAAATCGTGATCAAATCCCTGAATGATAATGTCGCCATTAGATTTGAAGTTATATAATTGTCTGAATGTCCCATCTCCATTGTTTATACGTACAATCATTCCATTCAGTAGAGCTGCAATGCCGCCGAATGTTTCAAAGTCCATTCCTGCATTGTCACGAATTTCACAAATTATACGGGTAATGTCACCTGATTGAACCGGCAGCGGAGCTACTGTAAATATTTGCGGTGTAACAGACCCATCTACATTCATGTCTTTAATACTGTGCATTATAGATGAGCCGCCAGTCGTGTATATTCTGTTAACAGGGCTATCTAGCAAGATAACATCACCTGTTACAGTAACAATCTCGGATTGAATGAAGAACGATCCATTAGTATTGTCTGCAATCTCGATGACATCGCCTGCGTTGGTTCCTGTGGTTAAACCATGTCCCGCTGTAAGTGTAATGTTATTTGAATCAACAACAGTATCTGCAGCGAGAGTAATTGAGTTTCCTTCCTGTAAGAAGGGCAGGTCAAGTACTCCTGTAGTCTGATCTTGTAGTGTAACTGGTACGCTTATCCCGCCTCTATCTGAGATTTCAATGGGTAAGGCATCTGGAAATTGTGTTATCCCATTCATGTTATTTCAGCACCGAATAGCGTAAATGTTAGAGCGTTAGCAGTATCTGTTCTTACTGCAAAATTACCAGCCGAATCATTCATTGCTGCATACATATCTATTAAAACTGTTGTATTACCTAGTAATGGCACGTCAAAAAATAACGCCGTTGTTTCATCGAATGTAGTGCCATCATCATCCACAAAGACCCTAAATGTTGCCAATATCGCTGTGGTATTACTCACTACTAAATTTTTAGCAATTCCGGTTAAATTGGCGGCGGGGCTATATAACGATGCCGCTGCGGTATTAGCCGGTCTTAACTGCCCTAGCTGCTTCTCTTGTAAATCCATCAGCACACCAACAAGGCATAACGCCTATCAAATGTTGATTTCCTTAATGCTGCCGTCTGTGCATTCGTCGCACATGCAGACTCTACGATCAGCTCTAAGTCATTTATCTTTTTTGTTAACGCAGCGAAAGAGGCAGGCGATGCCCCGATTGCGTTTTCTGTATCGTCTGTATCAGTTTGCTCGTTAACGGTCCTAGTTAGACGCTCAAGATATTCCATCAGGCGAGTCGTACCCACTCCCTTATTGGATAATACCTCGCCTCGTCTTGGCGGGATTAGATCAGTCATTGCGTACCCCCCTCTGCATTAGCTTCTAGCTTCAGGATATTTCGTTTAACTGGATCAGATCCGCTAAACTGCAAAACTCTCTGGTTTGGTATATCTCCCTGTCTGCGCCAAATTGTTCGCTGTTTCCGTTTCCCGATTTTACCATAGTTACGGCTAAACTCACTTGAGAAGGTACCCGGCGCTCCTCCCTCATCTGAAAATGCCATCCTCACAACTGGATCTGATCCTTGGCCTGTCGTTAAACCAACTCCAGCCTCCATGAATACTTCTATTTCACCAAAGAAAGATCGCTTCCCTTGATTAGAAAATGGGGAGGTTGATTTCAACCAGAACAAAACATCTCCATATTCATCGAATGTCTCTAAATCTAATTCACCTAGACGCCCATCGATCTGATCCCCGACTAAAAGCTTACCCCCCAGTCGGATGATTGAGTTAACACGCCACCGGTTATCATTCGCCCCTGTTTGCCGCTCATGCCATGTTGAGCCACCAGATAATGCAGATGTAGTAGCATCATAGACAAACGTGCTAGAGGGTATCCTAGAGCTTTCAAAGGTAAAGCCAACAAAGAAGTTTCCACCCTCTGAATAGGTCCAGCTAAAGGCATCTTCTATCTCAGTCTCGTTGTATTTCTGGATAGCGTTATCAATGGCGCTAGTTGATATCTTCTGAACTGAACTTGAGCCGGTCACTTTCCAGATTGCTGGCTCTTCATTCTCTCCGCCGCCTACAAACACAAAGGTGTTGTCGAATTCCGCCAAACTGAACTTCGCATAAATACCTTTTTGGATGTTTGCGCCTGGGATGCGCTGGAATGGGAAGCCTGATCCGCCAACGTTCTGAAATAGCTCTACTGTTTCTTCGCCGGTTACAAACAACTCATTGTGGTTAACGTGCAAAGCAACAATACGATCAGGATTAATTTCTGCTGTTCCAAAGTCGAGCGCATCATAGGTAAAGGGATCATTGAGAGCAGAGTTGAAAAATACGCTTCCATCTGCTGCGGAGAATACGAAAAAACCATCTTTAAAGACGACTGTTGAAGACGTAATGAAATCAATATCTGTGATTTGAGCAAGAGTGTCTGCAACGTTGTCATAAGCAAAAGCATCACCCCCCGGCACGACGATTACGAGAAACTGACCGTTGTTGGCTAGGGATACCCGCCCTGTTCCTGTAATGGTGCCGATATCAACAATCACACCAGCGGTAGTTAGAGAATAAAGCCGTGATCCATTGATAAAATACCCGACCCCCTTCATCACTTGAGAGCCGCGGTTTGACCCGGTTATTGTTGCGCCTGAAGTTGAATGTGTCTTAGTGCCAGGACATCCGAATAAAGCCCTCTGGTTGAGCGCTGTAGCTTGCGGAATGACAGGGTATAGATTGATGCATCTTTGCGCCGACAATGGCAAGGAAGCGCTCTCATAGAACCCTGTTCCTATTTCAAGCTGAACCCGAGGCATTAGTCGAACTCCGGTTGAATAAGCAGCGAACTTGGCTCCTCATCAAAGCCTAAGATATTCTCAAGGAATACTGCAGCTTTACCAATCACGCTCTGGACCTTGGCAACCGGCGCATCATAATCATCAGCCAACCTCGCGGCCAGGTTATAAATGATCGCCTGCAACCATTCCACAGGCATATCAAGATCGTTTCCTTTGTCGTCAATATCCTCTATCGGGCGCTCGTAAGTGATCCGCACGAAGTCATCAATGCTGTCGGCTGTCTGCCACACGTAAAACCGACCATTGCCTAGCTGGGGAGAGTAGTAATAATTGACTACGGTCCCTTGCGCCTCTTTAGCTGGCTGGTTGAAGTAGTCGAATCGAGACATTGAAGGCACTTCGACCTCTGAATCGACGTTAAACGTCTTTCTTCGCGCACCAATCACCCTTAATGGGCGCTGTATAAGGTCGGTGAAGGTGAAAACAGTGCTTCCGGCTGCTGAAACTGTAGGAATGCCGGTGGTAATGGTGATCTGAGTCGTTGAGTCCACGCTTACTATGGTTGTCCAGTGCCTAATGCCTGAATCAAGAGCAATACCCGCGTTATCAAGGGCAGTCATGCCGGTTGTGTCAGATACCTCTATAACGACCG